CTGAAATATTCTAGAATATTTCAGATAATTCGGTGGTTTTGTTTCACCCCTATTCCTAAGTATTACTCTCTACTCCTATTTTGGAGTAGAGAGTAGTATTTCCTTATGTTTCTTTTTTAAATTGTATGATTATTATCACTATTTATTAACAGTTAAGAAAGACAAAAAGATGAATCACATTTATTTTAAACTCATTAAGAACCTTGTTCTTTTTATTCCTTTGTTTATTATCTCTACAGTAGTAAGTCTACTTTCTTATCCATTAGGGCCTATTGTTGCTTTATTTAGTTTAACCAATAAAGAAGGTAACGTACCTAAAGTCTTTACACCTTGGTTAACTCACGATAACCCAATAGACGGCGATCAATGGCATTTAGAGAGATGGCCTGGTGATACCACCCTTATTAAGTTTAAACGCCGTACAGCATGGCTATGGCGCAACAAAGGCTATTGGTTTGATTACTACTATCTAGGTAGACCAATTGGTAAATGTTTAATTAACCATGGTAATCCAGATACTTCAGACCAAGGTTGTGAAGGTGTGTTATTCCAATACAATGAAAATGGTGTTTGGGAATTCTATTTAATCTATCGTTATCCATTTAAAAAGGATAAATGCCTTAGAATTAGATTAGGTTGGAAGTTAGATGACACTGTAGTAGGTTCTGACAAGATGATGATGATTGCTACATCTATTGGGATTTGGAAATCATTTGAAGAAAAGAAATAAAAACTAAATAATATTTTCTATATCTTCTCTATATATGAAAATGAGCGTGAGTGGCGAAATGGGCATCCGCGCAGGCTTTAGATGCCTGTTCCGAAAGGAGTGAGAGTTCGAGTCTCTCCTCACGCACCAGTTATTAGCATCTATAGTGTAATGGATAGCACAAGACACTTCTATTGTTTTAGTGAGAGTTCGAATCTTTCTAGGTGCGCCATCTTATATTCCTCGATAGCTCAGCCGGTAGAGCGACGGACTGTTAATTTCTAATATCTATATGGTTGAAAATAATGACTAATTTTAAAAAAAGAAGATTACGTTCTGGTTATGTAATTTTAGATACTGGTGAGTATGAACATAGAGTTATAGCCAGAGAATTAATCGGTAGAGAGTTACAGGATAATGAAGAAGTACATCATTTAGATAGAAATAAATCTAATAATACACCTAGTAATTTAATAGTTTTAGAGAAGAATCAACACGCTAAATTACATAAGTGGCTAGATAAGAATATAGTCGTACCAAAACCTAAATATATTTTGAATAAATCTAAAAGATGCTTAAATTGTGAAAAACCAATAGAAAAAGATGAAAAGTATTGTTCAGATTCTTGCTATAGAGAAGCTACTAAAAATAATATTAGCTCAATTACAGATAAGGATATGTTAATAGATTTAATAAAAAATAATAGTCTTGTTAAAGTAGGTAAGATACTAGGTATTTCTGACAATGGTGTTAGAAAAAGATGTGTATCTTTAGGTATAGATTACAAGAAAATCAAGGCTGTTAAAAGTTAAACCTTACCCTGGTTCGATTCCAGGTGCGCGTACCAAAATATAATCCGCGAGTGATGGAACGAGGGAGACATATCGGATTTAAAATCCGACGACTGTAATGGTCGTGTGGGTTCGAATCCCACCTCGCGGACCAATTCAATAGAGTATATTAGATAGGACACATCAAAGTGTCCTATCTAGTTACTTATGTTTTTATGTCTTTTTATAAAAGGAACTATAATGGGCGTATTAAAAAGAAAATCATTTGGCAATGATAGAAATTATGTTAAGGAAAACATTTTAACAGATGTTATCATGCCTACATTACTTATAGGTATAATCATCCTTATACTTATATCAATTTTCTGTTTGATAAATTCCTAATTGGCTAGAAAATGGATTATAAGAAATTATTTAAAAAGATTATTCGTAAAGTATATTCTGGTATAGAAACAATAGTAGTATCTGTAGCACCTACATTAGAGTATTTAAAAGATAAAAGAATTGCTTTTAAAAGTAAAGTAGGTGATGACGTATACTATGGGATTAAGTTCCTAATGGTTTTAGTATTAATATACATTTTTTATTTTTTATTGGGAAAATAAAATGGTTACAACAGAACAGCTAATTACAATTGTTATTAGTCTAATTGCAGTTTTAGCACTGATTTATCTTGTCTTTGACGCAATGAGGAAATAAAATGACTCAATCTCTCCTTAGTTTAACTCTCTATAAAGAAAGATTAGAAGTACCTAAATGGGTATGGGAACAACAAGAAACTGTTAGTGATAACGAATTAATTGTTGATTGGCTAAATAGAAAACATGCTAATTTAAACATTGATAAATATTGTTTATCTAAGGATAAAGATTTTATCTATTTTAATATTCATCCAAAATATACAGCTACTCTATATGTTAAAGATTATAACAATACAGGTGTGTTATTTGAAACACAGGATGAAGCTGTAAATACTTTCATTTCAGATAACCCAATCAATGCTTGGATTAGTGTTAAAGGACAAACAACACATAAATCCAGTAATCCAATTAAGTATAATAGATTGGTTAGAGAGTACTTAACTAAAGTATTTAAAGAAAAAAAATTATATATTGTATTAGGATAAATACTACAGTAGACAGATATCTGTCTACTGTAGTAGTATCTCTATGCTGCTACATTGATTCAAGCATTTTGGTCATCTTATCATCAAGTGAATCTGACTCCATTGCTTGTACCATCTCTTCGTTTAACTTAGCGATGCTCTCACGAAGATGATTGATCTTATCATCTTGGCTAGAGATAAGTTCAACAAATCCCTTAGCCACACATTCCTCACGGAATGCTATAGTTTGTTTCAATAATTTATCTTGGAAACCGATACGTCTTTCAAATCCAGAGATAATATCGTCTGACAACTGTTGGTTAAAGTTATTCAATGCTTTTTGTAATTCGTTCATGGTAATACTCCTAAAATGTTATAATTAATTAAATTAAAGAAGATTACTCTTCTCTTTCAATTTAGTAGTATATGTTTGAAATAAAATAAATTATATTAGGGTGTATCTTACGATACACCCTAATATAATAATATAATCTAACTGATAATTATCACCTAATTCAACACCTCTACCATCCTCTAAATCCTTCGGTGGTTAATACTTTGGTATTTGCTGTAATACCATATGTTACTTTACTCATTTTTAGTCCTTCTAAATAAACTAATAAGTATTTCATATACAGAAATGTCTTAGATGTATTTTAAATATGTTAGGACAATACACCATTTCTCCATTTAGTAGTACTTACCACTTTTGAATGCATGTTCTTCATGCTAAGATTCATGATGACACTACCCAAGCTAGAGTTAACCGTAGCGATACCATTTTCATAATTCGAAATATTAGGACCTACACATTTTCTACAGTAACTATTATTCTTAGAAGTACACATACTAGGTGCTCTAAACAATAAATATTTACCTGCTAAGTCTTTAATATTTTCATTAGTAACTTGGTGAGAAGTACCTTTAACAATATACCAGTAACCAATATACTTAAGACATTTATCTACATCATCTGGCATCTTATATAATACACCATGTGTACTACCACAATCATCACCTTCTACCTTTAAGTTAGCAGCAGAACGTAATGCATCTTTAACCAATACACCACCTTCTTGTGTTTCTAGACCACGACCAATAGAACCATTATACGCGTCATTTACATAGACAGATAGATTTTTATAATCTACACCTTCTTTTAAACTACGTGTAACGAATTGACCTGGTTTATCATCCAGAGTAGATGGAGTACCAAAGTTATTATTCAAACGTTTACGGGTATTATTAAATGCTTTACCACTGATTAAGAAACCCATGGAATCATCTCCTTTCATGAATTCCTTATCAATAGCCACTAATTCAGCATCTACTTTAGCTGCAATTACAGGGTCGTTTAATCTATCACCATATTCAGCATAGAGTTCTTTTCTACGTTTCTCTAACAATGGGTTAGTAGTTAAAGACTTCTCAGTAATAGATGGTACAAACGTCTGTGTATAGTTTACTAAGTGCAAAGTATTTTCTGTATATTTCAAAAACTCTTCAGTGAATATCTCATCTGGTTTTTCTGGTTTACCTTCAGTGATATCGTCACGTGAACGTTCCCACTTATATAAGAAGAATTTCTCTACATCACTAGGGAAGAAACGTTTATTGATAAATGGTACTTTACCATTAAATGGGTCAATAACCATTAAGTAGTTCTGAAACAATATACCGCAAGAAGTCTTAATCTCTTCTTTCTGACCAGGAAATGTACCCATTGGTACAGTAATCATTTCACCTACTCTAAGTAATGGTTTAGTAATATCAGTTGCACCTGTAATCAATACTTCTTCACCATCCTGTATAAAGTAAAAACCTTTCTCATTTGTCTTAACTAAATAAGGAGTAGTATCTTTGGTTTTAAATACAGAGAAACAACTTTTAATCCAGTATGAATCTAAGAACCATCTGTTTTTTAAACCCATGAGGAAATAACTATATTTATTCATTTCTTTCATTTTTAAATAGTCCTTGTTTTTACTTGAATTTCACGTACTGCTCTTAACATAGTATCGACAACACCATAATCAAATACATAATCACTAATATTGTCTTCTACACATTCAGCAGGCTCGTCTGTACCATCTTCACTGATTAATGCAAACAGATATAAGTTATAACATTGTTCTTTTAAATCAAGGTCAAATAGAGCAGTAGAATAGATGTTTAAATAACTACGAAATGGTAAACCTAAGTTAACACCATTTCTAATTAAATCAATAACCATGAAAGATTCATCGTTAACAGCTTTACAAAACTCTTTAACACGCAAAGCTATCTTGGTTAAGTCTTTAGGTTCTACTGGTAACGTTTCTTTTTTATTTCGTAAATAGTTAACTAATTTCTCTTTAGTCATTGGTAATATCTTAACAATGTGGTTATTAAAATCAGATTCATCAATATCTAAAGAACCAACAACATTTAGTAATTCGTAGAATGTAACAATAATATCTCTATCTGATTCTAGAATAGAGAGTGAGAAATCTATTTGTTCATTAGCTTCAATATCAATAGCTTCTTTATAAATCTTAAATAATATCTCGTTATCTAAATAGTAATCTTCAGAAACAAAGAAACCAATTTCTCTTAATAGTTCAATTAATATTTCTTGAACAGAGCCTTTAATTAAGTCATCTAACTGACTCATTGTAACATCGTCATTACAGTTTTGGATGATATAATCTATGTTATCACCATAGTCATCTCGTACACCTGTTACGAGTTCCATTATATCAGTATATAGGGCAACATCTTCTTTTTCCCATGTACTGGTAATGTAATTTAACATTAAATTACCCATTATAAATCTACCTTATAATAAAGTTAGTAAATAGTTAAAGACTAGCTACATATGTGATAATCTTTAAATTCATAACATAAATCGAAGAATGCTAATAAATATACATTAATCGATTTATTAGATTCATTTAAATAAGGAAATCAAAATGACTGATGTAATCCTCCCGTTCAATTTAAAAAATGGCCAACAAATCAAAACTTCTTTTAATGGTGAGAAATATAGCGGCAATCGACTACGATTGAAAACAAACAACAAACACTTACGTGAGAAAGTATTGTTGCTTGACCCTAAGAAACCATATGTTAAAGCACGCGATGGTGAACTAAAACCAATCGAGCGTGTCCGTAAAATGCCAGAAGATTTGAAAGGCATGATGACACAAGAAGAATACTCTACTCTGGTAGATACGACATTTGAATCTTGTGTAGAAATCCATAAACACCTGAAAGAACAAATCCTAGCCCCTAAACGTGCGCTAGAAGCATTTGGTGCAGAAGATAAAGAAAAGATGCTCCCTTATCTTCCAGAGCGTGATAAGTTCAAATTACTGGCAAACATGACCGTATCTGATATGTCCGATATGGAACGTGAACTTAACTCTATTCGTAAACTTTATTCTAAATACCTGAATGAAGACGATACTGTTAAGAAAGAAGTTGACCAAGAAGATGCTTTCTTCTTGGAATTGATTACGGATATTAAATTGCGTTATGTTGTGTGCGCTAACCGTATTCGTAATACATTGTTGTCTGAAGTACAACATATCAGCGACTTCTATACCACCATGGTAATTAACTACTACCATCAACATCCAGAAGAAGCTCCGGAAGATATTAAAAAATTCATTTCCGAAGAATTGTATAAATATATAAACCCTAATTTAAATGCTGTTAAACCAGCACCTGTTAAAGAAGGAAATTAAATGAGTGACCAAAACGAAGTTAAGTTGCACGACACTATCGACATTGATAAAGTAGGTAACCCTACTGAACCTACACAACGTAGTAATAATGAAAATGTAGACCCAATGCACGATACAATTGATATTGATAAAGTAGGTAATCTTGCTGAATATGCTCATCGTGATGATAATACTGAAAATGTCGATTCAATGACTATTGAAGAAATGATTCAAAATGGTGAGTTGTCAGATAAACAACCGAAAAAAGAAGCCGTAGTTGAAGAATCACGAATCATGGATCCTTCTCTGTTTGAATCACTGAAAGCAGAGACACCAGAAATCGCTAAGATAGATTTCGAAGCGCCTGTAGAAGAAACAAAACCAGCAGAAGATAAGAAAAAATCTGCTGCTAAAATTCTTCACAATGTACAATCACGTGTAGGTGCGATTGATAAATCAGGTGTTAAACACTGGGTACCTAGTAGTTCTTTGAATGAAGAAAAGAAACCAGCTTCTAAACCAATTGCTATAGCAATTGCTAATCGTTGTCTGAATGGCTCAGAAGAAAAAGCAGTGGACTTTAAGAAACGTGAAGACCTTGAGAAGTTTAACGATTCTATTTCTATTCCACCGGATTCTAGAGAAAACATTATTCGTTATGTTACAGAAAATCCACACTCTATAGAAGGTGATATGGGTTCTACTAAACTCTATCAACTTACTACAGGTATGGAACTTATCTCTGGTGAAGAAGAATTTGTCAATAAGACTCTTAACGATGAGAATGTAGAAATCTCTACAGCATATACTCGTGAAGGTTCTGAAAAGAAAGTAGCTTCACACCGTTCAATGATGCGATTGGAAACAGGTAATGTATCTGGTATCCGTGCTCGTGCAGCGATTATGGACTCACTAGGTTTGTCTACATTCTTCGAAGTGGTATTACCACATTCTGGTTTGGTAGCAGTAATCTCAGCACCATTGGTACATGAGTTAGTAGACTTACAAACATCAATTGATACTTCTAAAATTAATCTAGGTCGTTCTATTGGTGGTTCTAACTACGGTACTACTACTTGGTTTATTGGTAATAAATTAGTTGATTTGTTTATTAAGAAAATTGAACGAATCAATGTGAAAAACTATACTCCTGAATTACTCCGTAGTTTAATTGACCCAATGGATATTCCTACTATCGCGTGGGCATTGGCTTGTACCAAGTACCCAGATGGTTATACTTATAGTCGTTTAGTACTGGGTAAAGAAGGTCGTACTGAATCTGTGATGGGTACCATCAATCTTAACGATATCTCATTCCCATTGAATTCTAAATTATCTATTCGCCAAAAACAACATCTTGGTAATGCTGACAATATCATGCATTCAGTTGAAGAGATTGAATCTTATCGTCGAGATTGGAAAGCTAAAGATGAAATTGAAGAATTCAAGCGCACTATTAGCGAACGCTCTGTTATTCAAAATGGTCATCCAGTAACTAAAAAAGTAGAGATTACTTTTGCTCCTACTAATGTCGACAATTATGTTGAACATGGTACAGCATGGGATGTATATTTGCGTGAAGCTATCAATGAAACCTTGGCAATGGTTCCTGATGAAAATGTTCGTTCTGAATATCTGGCTCGTAAAATTACAGCTACATCAATGCGTGAATATAGTCACTTGATTAAACAAATTACTATCACTAATGACTACGGTGAACCAGGTAAAGAAATTACCACAACCATTACTAGCCATAAGGACATTATGGACTTCATCGATATTTCTGCAAATGATATTAATTTGATTAAGAAATTCCGTGAAGCAGTAATTGAGTTTATTAACCAACAAACCAAGATTGTTTATGGTGTTCCTGTGGCAAATGAAACAGAGGAAACACATGAACTCAGTAACTCAATTGTTCCAATCAATCCGGTGATGCTTTTTTTTATTCTGACCGGTCGGATTTATCAGTCACTCGGGAACTAGACAATAGACGAGTAATACCTAATGCAACGGGTGCTATCAAAGACCCGTTGTTTGGTATTGATTTTGTTAAGCGTTCTGATATACTGGAAGATACTGCTGGTACAGACTATGGTGAGGAAGAGATACGCCATAACAAAGGCAATGAAGAGTTTAATACAGTCATTGCTTCTGGTAAGGCAGACCCCATTAAAGACGATGTATTGAAGAAACTTTCGATATTATCTCTACACGATTCTTGTTATAACTTAGAACCAATGATAAGTGATAAAGAGAATGGGGTGAAAGTATGCCATTCCTCACTATATCCAGTAGCCATGAAGAAAGCATATAGTATTCATGGTGAAGGTAGTTTGTTACAAACAGCAATAGAAGAATTCATTTTACTAGATATCGGTAAGTTTACTAACATGGATTTACAACAGTGGATGTCTTTAACTTATCATGAACAAAAAATGATAAGAGAGACAGTAGACAAACGTAAGAAAATGGAAGCTACTGCTACTGATAATCTAGTTAATGGACTAAAAGAATCCGCCGCACAAGCAGAAAAAAATAAACATTGATACTATACCACTACTACCAATCGGTAGTAGTGGTATATATCTAATTTGGTAAGTTATAAATGACTTCAGCCATTTGATAAAAACCATATTCCGCATTACAATCGTAACCAGGAGGATTCTCTACTAATACTATTTCATCATCGCTAATATACGATACAGATAGATTAAACTTAATCAAATCTTGATAAGGTATAGAGACAGGACCAATATCTCTATCATTTACTTCGGTGTATCTGAAATCGTTTACTACCTCGATGAATCTTAAATCATTTATTTCTTTAGATATCCATGTGGATAACTCAAATAAACCATTAGCAACATGTCTGCAAATAGTATAAGCTGTTGGTTCATCCATGTACAGTGTATTCAAAAGACAAGCTTGTAAACTAGATAAGGTCATTTCGTAAGATAAATCATCCAAGTGAGGGTTGTCTAAATCGTGCTCAAATGTAGGATTCATCATTCTAGTTTGACTATTAAATAGATTACGAACAAAGTCGTTAATGATTACATCGAAGTTTAGTTTATAAGCGGCATTGATATTGGTTTGTTTAAATTTAAGATTACTGTACCCAATAACTAGATTAGCAGCTATCCTAAAATCAACAGGAATACCAAAATGAAATTCAACTAGGTTTCTTTCCATTATTTATTACTCCGATACCAAACTTAAATTTACATTTATTACTTCAATACTAAGCTCAAATATACCTGAATGGATGACTCTAGTTTTATTCCAAGTCAACTGAGGATTAAGAACTTGCTCAAATCCTACCTCAATAGTCCCAACCACATCAAACATTCCATTACAGATAATTTCAGCAAATACATTCCTTAATAAATTTCTAATATAAAGCTCACCATTAGTAGTAGGTATATTTTCTTTATACATTGAATAAAGATAAGAATCATCTAAACCATCAGTATTCTGAATACTAATTCTATCTAAATACTTCTTATAAGCAATATCACTTAGATATTCAGCATCTTCAACAGTTAGTGTTTTATTGAAAGTATAAGTACCACTAATAGCTACCTCTAAGATAAATTGAATATCCTCTTTGGTATCTTTCTTATAAATTAACTTACCTAATTCATCAGCAGAAAAACCATAGAGACTTTCAATATTAATTAAATGTTTTGCCATGAGATATCCCCAGATTGTACAATGTCATTTGAACTAACCCTAAAGTCATTAAGACCGGTTTTAAGACTATACAATTCACCATTATCAAAATCAAAATAGATGTTACACAACATATTATTCTCTAAAATATTACCCAAGATAGGAGAAGGATTATTTTGTCGATAAAATATATCCGTATATGTTGCAACACTTGATACAACTATAGACATACTACCTTTATCATTCTCGATAATATAATTAGATAATTCTGGAAATGACGCGTAAAAGTATTGATTAAAGAAATATAGAAAGTAAGCAATAAAGTCAATAATTTCCACAGGAGTAGAAGCAGATATTTCTATCTCTACCCCATCTTTATTTACTAACATACCACATTCTTCTCTGACTTCATCATTTTCTATTAATTCTGAAATTATAGCATCCATTTGTTGTGCAAATGACTCTATTACTGTATAACCAGAGTAATTGATATAATGTCCTAATACTTCGTCTGTTAAAGGCATTTGAGATACTTCTAATGACCTTTTATCAATTAACATCGTGATGAATACGTACTCAATAATCTCTTCTATACTAAATGGAAAATACTGTTTTTTACTATCGTAAAATTCACCATTTATATCATTATAACATAAATCGATAGCAGAATACCCCATGGCATAAACACATCTATCGTATATCTCTCGGATAGAAACACTCATCTCTACCCTAGAGAGATTACTAAAATCTAAATTCATTTCTAATCCTCACGTATTTCTAAGAACACCATATTTGGATTACATCGTTTATCTATATCGACAGTTACAAAGTAACAGTCAAAATCTCTCGGTACGAAATAAAGAAAATTAATGATGCATTCAATGACAACCATTAGATTTTCTTCTAAATCACTATCTAGATAAACAGACTCGGCTACATATGTTTCATTTCTATTGATATCTCTATAATGGATGTTTATACCGTCAGTCACTTTTAATGTATTGGTAATGAAGTTACTAACTAACTCGATTTCATTATCGAGTTTAAAGATATCCAAGTCTTCTAGCATAAACACAAATACATCGCGTAAAGTGAAATCAAAATGATTAATAAAATAATTATTAAGTTTATTAATTTCATCTAATGTGAAACGAAAACTTAATACGTGAATAATGTTAATGGGAATAATATATTTATCCATGTTTAATTCCTTTATATAAATACTGAAGAGGATAATAAACCCTCTTCAGTATAATAATATATGTTTAATCTTATTTACAGTTTTTCTCTAATTCTTCATGATATCGTTTAAAATAGATACGAGCAGATTCATCACTAATATAGATAACATCTTCTAACTCACCATTACTGTTAGGGATATCTTTAACATTATATTGATTAAATCTTAAAATAGTATCTGCTGTATTTAGAATTTTAATATCATCGTCTTTAGTCGTTTGAATAACTTCTTTTTGACGGCATAGATGAAATTCATTAATCTCATCAATGAATTCTTTATAGATTTCTTCACCACCAATAATCCATATATCTGTACCATGAAGTTCAGCAATATTTCTCAATAGTTTCTTCTTATTGTCGATATTGTAAATATGAACAATAGATGGATCAACCATTTGGTCTTCATTAAGAAACTCTCTTGAATTCTTACGACTAATAATATAATTAGTTCGATTAGGTAGTGGGCCTTTTAATGTCTCCCATGTTTTCCTACCCATGATAACAGGATGACCTACTGTTAATTTTCTAAAATATTGTAAATCAGCTTTATTTTTAATTGGTAGCTTATCATTTAAAGAATAAATATAATAACCATTTTGGTCGACTACTACACCAATAATAGCTTTAACCAAATAATCATCTTCGTAAACGTATTCATCTTCTAAATCTTCAATATCTGAATTAGGTAATTGTTCCATATTGGTACTCCTTAATAATAAAATAATATACTGAAGAGGATATCCTCTTCAGTATATTATTAAGTAATATATAATTATTTAGTTAGTTCTTTTTACACCATGGAAACCATCTAAAGTGATAGGTAAGAACGATATTGGTTTAAAGATTACATCCATATCGAAGGAACCAATGTAAACCAAAGAATCAGGATTAGCCGTAACCCTAATCTTACCAGTATCGTAGTTATAGCCATTCTGGCTATATTTAACCACAGTTACTTTTAAAGAATCCATTCTAAAATTAGCTCTACTTTTAATAGCGTCAAATACTTCTTTTACTTTAGGAGTACTATATCTCCAGCTATCGGTAGTAATACTAAACGAACCATCAGAGTTATCGCCATCAATTGCGTAGATTAACCATTGTGCACCTACATGGATTCTTCTATAGGAGCGAATAGTACTAGAACCTTCCCATCGCTCACTATTATCTTTAGCGGTAACTTTAACCGAAGTATTCTTTTCTTTTAAGAATTTATTACGAAATGCTTCAGATGCATTGAATTGGTCTTTAGTTAAACTATCAGGTAAGTTTATTTTAGAACGTGGTTGTCCAAATTCTACTTCACTGAGTTTTAATGGAAACTCATTAATCTCATTGATGTGGTTAAGTAGATTTTGTTCTTCTGAAATATTTGGATTGACTTTCATTTCAATCTCCTTATTACAGAATTACCAATTAAATGATTTAGATAAATCTTGTTTAACTGGTTTAACAGAAGTATTTTTAAAGATATCCGTTAGAACAGATAAAGTAGAAGACTCTACAGATACCATACCTGCTTCAGCACGTTCTACCACACGTTTAGCGGATTCTGCTGTTACTTCAACGTCACAAGTATCGATAGCATTAACATGGTTAACAGATTCACAAGATGGGCTGATTAGTTTTTCAGCACAAGTAATACCTGGTTCAGTTACATAGTCGAATGTAATTACAGTATGCAATACTTTAACATTTCGACCACCCATGTTCTTACGAGTAGTCAGACTACGGATACTAAAGCAAACATTGAAACCTTTTTCTTGCAAGTCTTGTTCTAAGAACTTACCATAAGGACCACTTGGTTTAATTTTAGCAAAGATACCAACACATTTCTCTTTAGTCAATGGGTCGATATAACCTGGCACTAACCAAATAGCACCAAAGGTAGCACATACTTTAGTTTCTTCAATTTGCATATTTCGTTCTAGGAATTGAATATCGGTCATGCCTGCATCACGTTTAGGGTGACCATATTCAGCTTTAACGAAACCACCTTGAATTCTATCATTAAACAAAGTACCTGGAGCAAAGAAGCTTTCAGCACCTTCTGAAGAATAATATTCATTTTGACCTGATTTATTTACATTTTTAGATGCGTGGTCTAACGCACCGATACAGATAGTATACCAACCACCTTCATCTGGTCTTAGGATACCTTGTTTATCTGTACCATCTAATCTTGACATTTTATAGACAAAATTAGAATCTTTCATGTCGTAACTTAACATAATTAAATATCCATTTCTTTTTAATATCTTAAGATATAATCGATAGTTTCTGTTTGGTTAGTAGGATTATTAATAGCGGAAACGACACCAGTGTAGAAATAACTACCAGTAATTTTAGTTAATGCACTAGTGGCACTAAAGTTTACAGATGAGGCAGGAACATACACAGGTGGTGTATTAACCATATCAACATCATTAATAATTTCCCGATAATACTGGTTGATGTCATTTGGGTTCCTCGCAATAATACTAATTGGCACAGTAGGTGCTTCCATTGTATCAGACAACGAAGCTCCCGCAAACTCATCACACGTATCGAATATCTTATTAATATCCATATACGTTACGTAGAATGGAACCTTACCCCTACTAATAAATTCCTTAAATACTTTTACGATAATGTTATTATCTTTCAAAATATCCATTGTTTTAATAACCACAGAACCAGGTTGATAAGTTAACACATAATACGGTTCTTGTGTTTCCTCATGTGTAACAATATCTACAGAATCTGGGTCTGAATGTAGATACCCCATCATGTTGTGGATTGCGTAATAGTTACCATCTAGTGTCTCTATTTTAAACAAACCGTAGAATGAAGTATCTACACCAACAGTAGCCAGACCAACTGTTTCAAAACGTACAGGGAAAATGATTTTACAACCTTTAGTAGTAATTACTTGGTTGTCTACTTCTTTTAAAATATCTTTGATTTTATCAGCATCACGCTGTGACAGATTATTCATCAGTTGGTCCTTACAGATTAATAGCTTACTAGTTCAATTTGACCACTAACCCATTCAATCAATAAATCAATCATGGTGTTAGAAATCAATGAAGCTGGAGTAGCATTAGGGTTTTTAATTTCTAATTGATTAATACGTTGAATGATGACACCAGCCATAGTTTCGTGGAAGAACAGTTTGCAAATAAGTTGAGCAATAACCATTCGCAATGGTGTTTCTAACAGACGAGAACCAGGGTAGTTGGCATCTAAGAATTTATTGATTTCACTACGATACTCTACAGACATTTTATTGTCTGGAATAAAACTACGTAAGTCAGAAGTCTCTTCACTATCGATGGTTTCTTGAATCAGGTTAATAATATTACCTTGAATAGCGTCTAAAAGACGAGAAATCTTACGACTTTTCTCTACACGTACTTCACTTGATAAAATAACAGAACCACGGTCTTTTAATTTATCTAAGTTTTCAACAATGCTACTAACTGAACGATAGTGAGTATTGTTAGAAGTATTCAGAATACCTACCATTACTTCGATTTTATCTGGGCTTTCCCATTCATCGTATACTTTACCATAAACAGTAATTTCTTTTTTAGCAGTATCTGGATTAATACCATGAATAAGGATTTTACCAGAAATAGCATTAGCAATTTGGTTGATATTAGATTGAATAACACGAGCGCAGGCAGAACGGAAGAAGTTACACCATACAGTCAAGTTAACATTATCTAAATTCAATCCTTTAGTAGGTTCTTTTGCAATTTTATCTACAACCAAGAAACCAATAACGCTTAATAACATATTGCGATAAGATTGAACCAAACCACCTACTTTCTCATTACTACTTAAAATCAATTCATTGTAAGCAGTATCGAATAAATCACCTTCAAATGAGTTATTCCAAATAGTAGCTAATTCCATAATACCAGCATTAACTTCATCTGAACTAGTGCGACACATTTCAATTAATTGGTCACGGCTTAAGTTATCAGGGAATGTAGGTTTAAAGCTAGGGCCTTTTTGTACACGTTCTACAATAGCGAAACTATTAATATATTGACCTAATGCACCATATAGGAAATCAGGGATATCCAATTTCTTAATATTAATTACAGCACCGCGTTGTTCTTTTTCTTTTAAAGTAACTTCTACTTTATTGTGTAATTCCTCTACAATTGGGTTAACCACATTGCGTACAAAGTTTACTTGGTTGATGAGAGGTTTAACATAAGTTTTATCCATCTCATCTAGAGCAACACCTAGTGCCAAGTTACCACTTAGGGCAAATGGGGTATTTGCTTTATCGGAAATCAAACTTAGACTTTGATTAATACTTTCAGTAGAAGCTACAATCTCTTCTTCAGGCATACAGTTTTTAAAGATATACTCTAAAGGACTGTTGGTTTGACATTTTAGTTTTTGACGTGGTAGTAAAGAAGCTTTAGCTGTTTGGGAAGAGAGAGCCAGTAAACGAGTGCTAATCATTTAGATTCTCCTTTAGAAATAATGCGACGTTGAAGGTCAGCCAATGCTAATTCTTCGATTACGTCAGTTGTTAAAACATCACCGTCTTTTTCAGGAAGAGTACCGATGACATTATTGATTACATGTAGTGATAAACGACTCACTAGAAAAGCAGCACTGGCTAAAACCAATGCGTTTTCCGAATCGACGAGTATTTCTTTATTCATTTTAAATACCTCGAGGTTAGTAAATAAATTCATTAAACGTTTAATAAGAAGAGAGACTACTCCCCGTAAGGAAGCAGCCTCTCTAGTCACAAATACAGCTAATTTTTACTATTAAAGTAGGTATCTGCTACCTTTTTACTCATCTCAACCAATAGGGTATTTGTCATACCCATTAGGAACGGACTGTTCACAATACGGTTGTATACAGAGTTACTACCAAAGATAGCATCAAGTTCCATACCCATAGAACCATCCTTATTAGCAAGACGTGGTGGTTCATCGTATACATAACCTACAGTGGCCTTGAGTTGGGCACCATATACGACTTTATCTCCGACACTAATACCTTGGTTACTACTGATGGTAAATACAATCACAGCAGTATCTACAAGTAATGGATTACCATCTACACGATAAGTATCATCTACTTCACCAGTATATGGTTTTTTACCTAAAGCTTTTTGTAGAGCAATTAATTTATTGTCAGAAGCATTAGCAATTTTCATTAGTGATTCAGACATGTCTTCTTTATCACCATTGTAGAATACTTCTACTTTATCAATCACACCATTAATGCTACTCTTAGGTGCTGACTTACTTAAGTTTCTTAATAAGTCAATACTATTTTCATCAAACAGATTACCATCATGAGTAATACTGTCTTCAATGTAACATAACGGATCATCAATCTTAACTACAGTACCAGGTTTAGCTAGTCTATGGATACTTTGGTCAAAGTTTACAACTACTTCTTTTTTAACTACAGTTTTAACACGAGTGTTTTCACCAAAGTTACGAGTAATAGCTGTAGAGTCTTCAAAAGTATATGGGTGTTCAATCAATGCTACCTTACCTAATACACCAGTTTTCATTGCTAGTTTACCAGGCTTCATCGAATCAGGTGTAAAGAAGTCAGAGTTATACGCAATGGCATCACCCTTCTTAACCTTATCACCTTTCTTCAAATGAGTAGTAATATCGTGAGCAGTATTGAAACCACCACTGGAACCATAACGTCTACCGATTTCTACTTGTTTCGTGCTACCATCTTTATAAGTAACAGTAATCGCAAAATCAGTTACATCAGTAACAACACCATCTTGTTCAGCAGTAGAAGCATATACATCACTACAACGCTCTACTAGTTTTTCATCATAACCAGTCCTCAGAGGCATTACCTGACCATTAGAGGTAGATAAAGTATGGTTGATTTGTGTACCCAAGAATACTGCACGTTTTGGGTCATCTGTATCAGAACAAGGATACATCATCATTGCCGTAGAGAATACATTTTCAGGTTTTAAATCCCTATTGACTTCTTCAGTACCAGTATTTTCAGGTAAGCCGTAAAGTGATTTAAACTTAGGGTTGGCAGACATATAAGTAGTTACACCAGCATCACTACTATCGACAGTAGCTTCTGAAATAACGCCTACAGAAGTTTTATGGTGAATACGTGTACGTTTAACCATACTCTTCTTACCACGACCACCGTTACCACTAAATGTCGTCACTTCTTGTTGTTTTAAATCTTGAATTGGATTTAAGTTCTCTACAGTTTGTTTAGATGTATCTTTTAAAATAGACATCCATACAGCTTCTGGGTTAAGTTCAATTGGGTAGTTTGCTTTAATACCATGGCGATTATGTTCACGCAATGAATTAACAATAGCTTTATATACTTCACCAGCCATTCTTTCATAACCGGCAATACGTTGACCAGTCATGTCTACTTCATCAGCATGATAACGTGTTAATAGCAATTCAACAGAACGAATCAATAAACCAGTAAAGTCAGTAGGTTCATTCATCTCAATCAAAATACGTTCAGTAATTGGGTCTACAAACATATTATTGTATAAATCAATTTCTTTAACATATCGTCCTGGAATTTTAATAGTTTCTAATAGATTGAAATAAATTTCTTTTCTATCTAAGAGAGATATTGCAATATCACTGGTATCGCACTTACTTAAACCAGATAAGATTAATGAAACCATTCTGTCTTTACGAGATAACACTAAAGAGAAATCAGAAAACTTAATCATGTATTCATGGTTTTCTAATTTAACACGTGTACCTGTTTTAACAGTTTTATAGTGTTTTGGTTTTAATGCTGCAATCAGTTTAGTTAGACCAAGTTTATAACCTAATACCAAACCAATTGGTAAAGGTTTACCCATGATATCAATGGTAACTGATTCTACAGGTGCTTTAGATGAATCAATACCACACATGGATTCAATATCACCTAACTCTGTTACTTCATTACCGATAACAGAATAGAAAATACCGTCTTCATTAACACCTAAACCAAACTTACCTTTATAACTACCAGCAAAGAATAAACCTTTAGATTCTACACTTCTAACTAAATCACTACCAAAACGTTCATTGGCTTTGTGATAATCAAAATAGATAAAAGCATCTCTTGTAGTTACTGCTCTGAAATGCATCGATAATAGGGAGTAGATATCTGGAGCTTTTACATTATTATCAAACACATTACCACTACGTGTTTCTTTTACTGAATCTAATTCAGGATTAAATGCGATAGCTCGTATTTGTCCAATTAACCATTTTTCGTAGTTAAACTGACGAGTAGTATCTCGTTTAGCAAATGTCTTACCAAAGTAAGAAGTCAACGCCACAGTACTATCGTTAATTTTACGAATCGGAAGATCTCGTCTTTGGGCACGCATTATGTACTCAACGCCTGAGACCTTAAATTTACCGTCACTATTAATCCTAGGTAGTTTAACACGAATAGTAGATTGCTCACCTTCGATAGGTTTAATCTTCATGGAGTATACATCGTAACCACCCATGATGTTTTCATGAGTTTGTTTACGTATATCGTGTACAATCGCACCACCACCTTGAATACCTACCATCATTGCTGCTACATCTCGTTCTAAGTGTTTCTCAATGTAGCGCTTACCCATGACATTTAAAGTAGAAACTTCTTTATCTTCATTTGAAATCTCTAATTCTTCTGGTTTAGTATTTACCATTTCACCAACGGTCATTTTACTATCATTGGTTAGTTTTAAATTACGATACTTACCAATAGATTTACGAATACCATCGTATTTAGATACAGTCATGTTTTGGTTTTTAGCAATATAATCTAAAGCCGCTTTAGCTTTCTCTTCAGCTGTTTTTGTTTCTTTAGGTTTAGTTACCAAGACAGGAATTTCTTCAATAGGTAATTTAGATACATTGAGTATATCAGATACATCTAAATTAGTATCAATTCTATCGTTAAATTCTTCTTCTTGTTCAGTAGGAATAGAAACTACTCGACTAATATTGATATTACTTTTCTTCTCTTGTTCTTTAGAATCAAGAGACTCTGAAAAATCAACATCATCTTCATCGTCGATAATATCACCAATAATGTCTAAGTCTTTTTGAACAGTCAAATCAGCAGAATCATCTGTAATAATGTTTTCACTAATATCCAGATTATCTTCTTCCTGTCCTTCTACTTCGGATTCATCAGCGTTATCAGTTGTATCATCCTCGTTATCTACTTCTACTGGTTTTTCATTTACCTTAGTATCAGTAAGTGATTTACTTTGCTTATCTTTATTAGATTCGTCATCAGAACCTTTAAAGTCTTCTGTTTCTTTAGCTTCTTGTTCCAATACTTCTTCTTCAGTTAATTCAATTAAACTAGAATCTACAGAAGCCTTATTTAATTCAATAAGCATTTTAATAAAGTTTTTAGACATATTAGTCGGATCTAATTTACCTGATTTATTTTCATCAGATTTACGCCACCTGTCTAATTGACCTAAAGAATAATAAGTAAAGACATTATTACTAATAAAAACAATATTAATCTTATCTAAGATTTTCAAAGGAATGTTTTTAAAGATAGACTTATTACGATTTAAACCTAACCATTTCCACAATTCGAAAATAATAAGTTTTTCAAGTGTATTAAAACGAGTAAAGAACGTGTTAGTAACAACATTCGCACCCATCTTCATTTCAGATACTTTTGGCAAGTCTTTTAAATCAGGCACATTTAAGAAAATAAACTGATTATAATAATCACCATGTGCATCGTAGATGTCTTTCATCCCTTTAATAAAAGTATTAATGATATTAGTATTCTTATAGTAAGGAATTCTAATTTCATTACCTAAGTATTTATATCTTTTATCGCAAATAGCATAGTTTAAAATAACTGGTACTAATGGATTTGGTTTTACTTTACTTAAGTCGTAATAAGGAATAAACTTATGGTTTTGTTTAATGTATTTACGAATAACTTCCAATGGCATGAAAGCACGTATATTCATGTTACCTAGACGAGTAATTAAGTCTTGGTAAAAATAAATAGGAATACGCTGAACAGTTTCCGCAAACATAGGGTTTGTTTTGCTTGGGCCTACGTCATCACTGGTACTACCAAAGTAATGAAAAGCATTTTGTTTTGGGAGGATAAATTTAGATAAATTAAAAATCCTCGGTGCTTGTAATTTATCTACAGTTCTATTACCGAACTTAAGATAAAAGTTATTGTAGTTTATTCTCATTTCACACTTTCCTCAAAAGTACCAAGATTATGGCAAACAAAGTTAATCGTGTCAAAACCCAAGGGATACCGAATTCTACCATCGCTCCCAACATAAGCTTTTTTCTCTTTTTTATACTGTTTAATCTCATTTTTAGATTCCTCAGTAAATGAACAAATGAGGTTTTCTTGGTCACCATCATTATCAGCCCCCTGGCCCGAATATGATGTCACTGGTGGACTCATGGAATTGAAACTATCCATTCCGTATACAGGGAATTTTAAAAACTCTGGAATATTAACATCAATCTCCCAGTTATCATTTAATATTTTACGTCTTTCTGTTTTAGTAGTTGTCATGACAATTGTATTGCCAGGTACATTACTACCAATACCTGTAATAGGATATCGTGTAGCAAACCCAGGCATGTTATTAATTTCATGATAAGTACAGATATAAAGTAATTCAATAAATGTTAATGGGTGTACATCTTCTTTACTTCTATCAGGTGGTAATTCTGTAATACTGTTCATGATTTTAAAAGTATTGTCAGGGCCTTTATATATTAAAGAAAGGTAATAACCATCTACTTCAATGGCTTTATGCCTAACAGCATCTGGTTTAAAACGGTGAATCAGTTTACGAATACCTTCATCGGATTGGAATACATCAAACCAATCTTGATTAAGATAAACATCTTCTTCTTTTAGTGTTTTCTTATTAACCAATTTGACTGGATGTAAAGGGTCTGAAAACTTATCTTTTAAGAAACTATTTTTAATACCACGAATAGCAAATGGTAAACAAGATACAAGTTGTTGATATAGACCAACGACAATATTATTATAGCCTTGGTTATCTTTATCATGTGCAAAACGACCAGATGCTTTAGGTGCTGTAATCACGTTACGAGTAGTTTGGAATACGTTACGTGAAGCCCATTTACCTTGAATTAATTTCTTTTTACCATGGCCTGTAATTTCACCTAAGTACATGAATAATTTTAAAGCAGTCTTCTGAATAGCATAGCGTGTATTATTTAATAAAGCCATGTTTGATTTATGCGAAGTACTACCGATAGAAGAAGCTAGGGATAATAGTTCACGATAAATTTGGTTTACTTCATCATGGGAAATTTGACCATCTTTAAATTCTACATCACGATAACCAGCTTGCAGAATAATAAATTTATTAATCTTTAGAATGTCTTTATTCTTTTCAATTAATTTAATAGTCTCACGTCGTTTAGGTGAGCCAGTGTCTGGCAATTGATATTTATCAAAATTTCTAAAAAAGAAATCATAACCTGTTTCACCATCAATTGCATTAGAACGAACAAACTGTTTCGTCTCTTCATCAAAGACAGCGAATGCAGTACCTGCCATAATTTCGTCAAGTAATTTATTTGCTGAAATTAATTCACGATAAACTAAAGGATGTAGAATCTCTACATTTAAATCCATATAGGCTTGTTTCTTTAAACGCAATGGGTCGCCTACAGGCCCAAAGATTTCATTAGACCAAAGACCTTCTGGGTGCAAGTTATAGTTAGCACCATCGAACATATTACCAGAAGTAACTTTGCCTAATTGTTTATAAATATTTCCAGAATCTAGATTAAGTAAAGAAAGATTAAAAGGTGTTCTAGCCTTTACTTTCTTATTGTAATTTTCATCCATAAGAATTATTCCTTATAATGAGAGTAGCCTAACAGTGTGTTAGGCGTAAAGTTATGAAATCCCAATAATATAATTGGAGTATATAAATTTTTAATAAAATACAAACAGGAGTATTATATCATGTTTGGAAAAAAGAAGAATGTCCAAAAAGCCATGGCTATGGACAATGAATTCGATTTCGATTTTGATTTCGAAGAAGAAATGAACGATGCTGATTTCTTTGGTGATGGTGAATCAGTGGATTTTGAAAAGAATAAATCCAATCGTTCTCCAGCATTAAATGCTACAGCTGATATCGCTAAGGGTATATCGGACGGTATCATTTCTAAACAAGGGATGAAGACTGTATTAAATAAAGTACTTCCTAAGGCATATGGTGAAGTGTTTGATGAAGTATCTAACGCTAAAGATAACTTAGGTTATACAATTGGTGAATCATTAGAATCACTCAATTCTGTTAAGAAACAAACCCAAAGTCTATTACGTAAAGTAATCCCTATCGCAGATAGAAATGGTTTAACTAAAGTAACTAATTTACTAAATAAAGTAGCTGGAAGTGATGATGATTCATACGATAGCGGAGAGGATTCTGAAGAAACCAGAAGAAATAACTCAATTAACCAAACACTTGGTGAGTTATTTAGTTTACAGTCAAAAGTACAGCAAAAACAGAGAGTAATTGACGAGAAAAAAGAACTAGCTAAAGACGCTATTGAAACAACACGTTTTGAAGGACAGTATCGAGTATTGGCATCAGTAGATGCTTCATTACGTCAATCTGTATTATTTAGTAATACCAATACATTTAATTATTATCGTAAATCGATTGAATTAGGTATTCGTCAATTACATGTGTTAAGTGATATTTATCATAACCAATCGACATCTAATGTTACTTTATTGAAAACATTAAACGACATTAAATTAAATACCGGTTTACCTGATTATGTTAAGATGAAGAATACAGAAGCAATAAAACAACAGGTTAAACAGAAATTTTTTGGTGGTATTTCTTCTAGTTTCATGGAGAAACTCACCAAGAATATTGGTGAAAATATTTCTCAATATGTTGGTACTCTAAGTGACCTTACTGAATCTATTTTCCCTATGGCTGAAACCATGTTGGATAATGAAGCTGATGATATGTTTAGCGACGGTCGTTCTGATACTAGAAAACTATCTGGTTTAGCTTCTGGTTCATTGTTATCTATAGCAGGTGGTAAAGTAGGTAAATTTCTTAGAAAAAACATGAAAGGTACCAAATACGGTGATAAAATTCTTAAAGGTGGTGTTGCATTAAATCGCTTTAAGAATAACATGGGGCCTGAATTATCTAAGATGCTAGGTAGTAAAGAAATTGAGAAGTTCTTGATTAATTATCTAGGTACAAGAGATAAACAAGAAGATGGTTCTTTAGGTGATAAACAATCTAACACAATAACTGATTGGATGCTTGGTGCTGTAGATTGGTTAAAAATGCACGTAGATGAAGCTACAGATAAAGCAAAAGCAATTCATGTAGATAATCTTAACGGTTATAAAGATTTCAATACACCAGAAGGACAACAAAGACTAGCTAATAAATCAATTAATGTTATTATCCCAGGATACTTGTCTAGAATCTTACGTGAAATCACCATGATACGTACAGGTAGTGAAGTTGAGCTTTTGGATTATAACCACGCATCAGGACGATTCCAGAAAAATTCAGAGATGCAGAAAGATTTAACTGTTCGTGCATTAGGTGCAAATGCAGCAAATACATATACCTCTGCTGGTTTAGGTGTAATGGGTAAACTAGATTTACATGGTTACAATAAGATTGGTAAATTAGAATATAAAAATGGTTTCACTAAAGAAGATTCTAATTTAATTGGTCAGATATTAATTTCTTATAGTAAAGCAGGTAAACCATTGACACCTGAATTACTTTCTAATCCAGATACATTTGCTACATTGTTAGGTAAAGAAAAAGCAGAAATTGTGGCTAAGAAGTTTAAAGAACTTAATAGACGAGACCACGAAGAAGATGAAGAGAACTTCGCAGAAATTGCTGACAATATTAATTCAGCTACTAAAGGCTTAGAACCAGACATTGATTTAATTAATAATTTATCTGCAACTGGTCAGTTAGATTATTTAAAACGAAGCGGTGTGGTTACTGTAGACGGTCGAATTGGTTACGATAGTTTTATGTCTAATTTGAATAATCTATCCGGTAATGATTTTAGAAACGTTATGCGTAGTTATTACACAGACCAAAATGATAATAAACTTGCATATAGAAATTCTTCCCGAAATGCTGCCTCAGCAATGGCTTATCAAAATAGCAGAACAAAAAGTGGTTTTGGTAATACAGTATTAGGTAGAACAATTTCAGATAGTTATTTATCAGGTAAATACGATCCGAATAGAAAACTATTACCTTATCTTCCTAATAATACTGATTCAATGACAGTACGTGAATTAGAGAAAATGGGTAGCTTTGCATCTGGTGGTTATACAGGTAAATCTACTTCTGGTAATTCAGAAGATGAATTGGCTGGCGTAGTCCATAAAGACGAATATGTCATCAACCAAGAAGATGTTGAGAAAATGGGTGGCCCCTCAGCTATCCAAAAATTTATCAATATGTTTAGAAGAACTGCTGAAAAATCATCTAATGCATTTGATTCTATTAAGAATACACTTAATACCCAAATCGGTGGAAATAAGGAAGGTAAATCTAATTTAGAAATCATTGCTGATAATACAACTCTAACTAATCTGTATTTAAAAGTAGCTGTACAGAAATTGGATACTTTAAGTTCATTGGCTATTTCGGATAAAGTAGAGAATAGTGATCCTACTACACAAACAGGTAAACGCTGGTGGCAGTTTGCTAATAATATCTTTAGACGTAAACGCCAAGTAATGGGTCCTCCTAAACCGAATGAATCAATAGAAGATCAAAAGAAATCCTTGCTTAGACAAAATGCAGAGTTCCTTTGGGGTATTGGTACATGGCCATTTAGAACAGGTATCCCTGCTGCATTTGGTATAGGTTCTAGTATTATTGGTGGCGGTATTGATTTATTTAGAGATAATAAAGATAAGTACGTGAAAAATGTACAAGACTTTTATAACGATAAATCAAATAAACTTAAAGATAAATTCATGGATGTGTATAAACAAGGCACACCTGAACCTATCTTAAAAGCCAAAGACTTCATGATGGGTAAATACCGTACAGCTGAAGGTAAAGTCATCAAAAAATGGGAAGACATCCAAGGTTCAATTTACGATGAAGAAGGTAATCTCTTATTAACTTACGATGAATTTAAAGATTCTATTGTCATGTTTAAGAATAAACCAACTATTGTAAGAGCAATGAATTGGTTTAAAGAGAAAAAAGTACTTCGTAAATTAGGTGGTTTAGCAGTAGGCGCAGCACTATTAGGCCCAGCCGGTGTTATTCTTGCAGCAGGACATATGTTAGCTAAGAAACATAATCTCTACGGTAGAGTAAAAGAAGGATATACCAATGCTTTACAAGTAGACGTATACCTACCTAGTGACTTGAAAAACCCAGTAATGCTTGCTCGTGATATTAAAGACAGAATGTATTACGATGAAGGTGCAAATGATTACGTTACTGACGCTCGTAAAATGATAGGCCCAATTTACGATGTTAGGCAAATGCAAGAAACTGGTACACCTACCATTATTGTTACTCAGGAAGAAATCGAAAAAGGTTTAGTAGATAAAAACGGTAATAAGATTGGTTCACTAGGTGGTAGGGTTGGTAAGAAACTATCCACTATGGCTGGTAACCTAGTGTCTAAAGGTGTGAACTTAGGTGTCAAAACTGTCGTTGGTGCATTTAAATTAGCTAGATTTGGTTTTAATCTAGCAGTAGGTGCAGCTAAGATTGGTTGGGCTGTTTTATCTGGTGCTGCTTCTGGATTTAAATCTGGTTTCGATAAGGGTATTGGTAAAGTAAAATCAGCAATGGATGGTATGTTCCTGAATCTTGCATTAGTTAACGATACCAACAGATACCTCTATGCTATTTATAATCTCTTAGATAAACGTATTCCGTTACCTGCCGGTACTTTAGGTGATGTAGATGGTGATGGTTTACGTGAAAATGGCATGGCAGATAACCGTAAGAAACGAGCAGAAGAGAAGAAAGAACAAGCTGAAGATGAAAAACAAGCTAAGCGAGATTTCCGATTGGCCTCTATGATTGCAAGTCTTTTACCATTTGGTTTTGGCAAAGGTAAAAAGAAAAAAGATAAAGATGGTGAAGAGGAAGAAGAGAGCGGCGGTTTTCTAAGTACACTTTGGGATGGTGCTAAAACAGTAGGTGCCGGTATGTTAGGCTTAATGGGTCTGAAAGGTGGCGGCAAAGCTGCATCAGTAGGTGGTAAAGCTGCTGGTGGTTTCCTAGGTAAAGTAGCATCTAAGATACCAGGTGCAGGCATTGTAGGAAAGGCAGCTGGTGGTTTATTCGGAGGTACAAAAGCAGGTGGGTTAGGTAGTAAACTCATGGGTGGTGCTACTAAACTAGGTGGTAAATTCCTAGGTGGTCTTGGCATGGTAACTTCTGGTGTATCAATGGCCAGTAATTTAGCACAAGGTAACTTCGGTGATGCCGCATGGGATGCCGGTGGTTTAGCTCTATCTGCTGCAATGACTCCAGGTATTGGTTTAGGTGGTTTAGCCAGTGGTCTAGGTACTGCGGCTACATTCCTTGCTACTAACCCAATTGGTTGGGCTATCTTAGGTACAGCCGCTGTAGGTGCCGTAGGTTATGGTCTTTATAAGTTATTGAAAAATGATACCAAAATCAATGACAAAGTAAAAGCACGTTTGTTAATGTATGGTTTTAATCCAGATGAAGATGAGAAGAAAGCTAAGATTGTTCTGAAGTTTGAGAACATGTTAGACGAAGCTGTTCGTTATGTAAATGGACAGATTAGCATCGATGAATCTAAAATAGACATCGAAGAAGTGATGGAACTATTTGATGTCGATAAAGAAGATAAAGAACATACAGCTAACTGGATGTACTGGTATAACTCTAGGTTTAAACCTGTGTTTACAAAAACCATGAGTGTATTAAAAGGTATTAATCCTAAAAACAGTGCTGAAGATGCTTATGATTTAAAAGACCAAGAAGAGTATAAATACTACGTAGGTATTAAACCAAAACCAGGTGAGTATAATTCTACACAATCTCCATTTAAAGATGCTGCTATTAATAGTTCAGGTGACCAAGCAATTAGCTTTATCGATAATATTTTAGCTAAGATTAAATCCACTCCAGAAGGCGCTAAGTTTGCACAAGGTGCTGCAATGGCAAATGGATTACAAGAGCAATCTAAGAAAGATGCTGAAACTGCTAAGATAGAAGAAGGTTTAGATAAATCAAAAGCTAAAGATATTGGTAAAATGGGTGTAGGTGTAGCAGCAGCCGCCGCAGGTGGTGCATTAGCAGCCAGTGCGACTGAGAGTAAACCTGTAACAGACTTTATTAAAGGGGCTGGTAAGTTTAGTTTACTTGCTGCTGTTCCAGGTATTGGTATCATTACTGGGTTAGCTGGTACTTTTGGTTTGTTTGAATCCGATACTGCTGAAGACACACCTAAAGAAAGTGGTTACGACCCATTTAATGCTATTCGTTATAAAACATATGGTTTATCTAGCTTAAGCGAATCAGACCGTATTAGTACATTAGCTCGTTTAGAATTAATGGTTAAAGAAAACGTAACTATTTCTCAAGGCAAAGCAACCTATAAAGGCGATATAGCAGAATTAGTCATTAAAGCCTGTGGTTTATTTGGTATTGATAAAAACGATACTTCTGGTTTACAAAGACTGACCATGTATATTGGTGGTCGTTTCTTACCAGCATTCTTGAACTTAATGAATGGTGTACGTTCAGTATTGAATACTACAGATATCTTTGTTATTTCTCGTGCTAGACCATCTGAACAAATGGCTATTGCTACAACCATGATGAACAGTGAAGGTAAATACGGTTCCGTATGGTCATGTACTGTTTCACCATGGGAAGGTTATACACTAAATACCAATAAGGCATCAGCTGATGCAGATATTAATTATCTGAAAAAAGATGTAGAATCTAAAGGTAGTTCTGAAGGTAAGATTAAAGCTATTGAAGAAGCCAATAAATCAACCGTCATGGGACAATTATCTAGTGCCATGGATAAGGTAAAAGATTATGGTTCTAATCTTTGGAATACATTTAAGAATACAACAGCAAATGCTTGGGATAGTATTAAGCAAAATGTTTCAGCTTGGTGGAATGGCGATAAATCAGCCCTAGAAGCTGCTGGTGATGTTGCATCTAACTTAGCTAATGGTACTATGGCAAACATACAAGCCTTAACTGGTGATGGTGCAGGCGGTAGTTTAGCCAATGTGCCTCAACCTACTGGTTCTGGTAGTTGGGGTGCTGTAAAAGATACCATCATTGCAGCTGCTAAAGTGGTGGGTGTAGACCCTGGTTTGTTAGCAGGTATGGCTGCTCAAGAATCTGGTTTCCAACCTGGTATTAGAGCAAAAGGTTCTAGTGCAACTGGTTTGTTCCAATTCCTTGATGGTACTTGGAAACAAATGTTAAAACAATATGGTCCTAAATATAATATTCCAGCAGGTACTCCTGCCACCAATGGTGCAGCGAATGCCATCTTAGGTGCCCAATATGTTAAAGACAATATTGAAGCATTAAGAAAAGTAACCAATAATGTTCAACCAGGTGATGCTTACTTAGCACACTTCCTAGGATTAGGTGGCGCAAGAAAAGCCCTACAAGCAGGTGATAATGCTTCATTTGCTTCATTGTTCCCACAAGCTGCAAGAGCAAATCCTTCTTATTCTGGTACAATTGGTCAAGTACGTGCACAGTTAACCAATAACATGTTTGCCAAACATCGCTCATTTGGTGTAGATGTTCCAATTGGTGGTACAAATACCACTGCTGGTTCAATGCCAACAGGTGATGGTACTGGTTTTAGAGGTGGTATATCTAGAGATACTCAAGTCAAAGCACAACAATCCTATGCTGTCGCTAGACAAGCTATTCTTAATGACAATAGATTAACTGCTGCCCAAAAACAACAAAGAATTAGTGAAATTAACCAAGCAGCATTCCATTATTCTCAATATGGTTATAATGGTTCTAAGACAGATAATGGTAATGATATTACTGGTTTTTCTGGTCCAAATCCATTAGCAAATGCAAATGTTAAAATTACACCTAATTCTAGAATGGGTAAAGCTATTGCTTGGATGGCTAAAAACTGTGGTGCAACATCAAAACACAGATGTGCATCTTATGTTGCATCTGCCTTGATTGCCGGTGGTTTTAAAGTCAATAGACAACAATCTGCTTATATGTATCATCGAAATGGTGAGTTAGCTAGACTTGGTTTTAAATTAGTAGGTCAAACTACTCAAGCTGGTATTTCTAGTATATCTAAAGTAGGTGACGTTATTGTTTGGGATAGATGTCCTTCATCTCCAGTTCATGGTCATATTGCCATTAACGTAGGTACTAGAGTACACCCTAAAGGATATTGCTCGGACTTCTTCCATGGTACAGGTGTATATGGTAGACCTGGTGCAGTATACGTATATCGTCATCCTGAAAATGCAAATGGTGAAGTTATTAGTGTTAGTGGTAATGGTAATTTTGCAGTACCGCAACAAGTAGCTAATAACAAACCACAAAATATTGAAGGTAAAGAAACGGGTGATAGCCAAGCTAAGAAACCAAAACCACAACCAATGCCTAAACAGAACACAGTATCAAAATCTACTTTAGGTGGTGTTCCTAAAATACAAACTGGTTCTAAATCTACAGGTGATTTAAAAGGTTTAGATGCTAAGACTTCATTGAAAAATGCTCTGGCTAAATCTCAGTCAGGCGAGAATGAAGTACACATTACTAAATCCACTAATACAGGTGACATATCCGATTTAACAGGTGTGGTAACCGACCTTAGCGTATTAACTAATGGACATCTAAATCAAGATGGTACTTCTACAACCTCTGCATCTCAACCAGAAGATAATGTAGCAAAACTTCAAGCTTCTATCCGAAATATTCTAAAACACTTTGGTGAAAGAAGTGATTCTACCATGGTAGAAACTACTTTAAATAAAACTAAAGAAGCTCGTAGAAAATATAAAGAACAAATGGATAACCATTCTGTTCTGGATACTGCATTGAAAACAGCTAAAGCCGAACTGGATAAAGTTAATGTATCTGAAATGAAGAATGTTTCTGAACAAGCAACTAAGAAGTCAGTAGAACATTCTAAGAACATTAACTCTGTTGCAGAAGATATCCTTAAAGAGAATAAGAAACAAACTAAACTCTTGACAGATATTTTAGATGAATTAAGGAAAGGTAAAAAAGAAATTTCTGCTAAGGATTCTAAAACTACTGCTAGAGATAGAGTAAATTATTCTAATGAGTTTAGAACAAACCCTAATTTAAGTGAATCACCAGTGAACATGAGAAAAGGTAATCAATAAAGTAATCAGACTGCCAGTGTGTAAACACTGGCAGTCTATTATTTTCTATGATTGATAAATAGGAGTAAAACATGAGTAACATGAATCCTTATAAGGACGTACAAAAGAGAGTACGTGAAATAGATGGGAAGATAGAACCCAGTAAATCGAGTTATTTTAACGATAAAAACTGGGTACGTAGTATCTTCATGATTAACCAAGAAACACTGGATGGCGCATCACTAGAGACCAGAACATGGAGTACATCAGACTCTAAATTCCAAGATACTGCACCAGGTGGTTCTTTGGTCATTAACCCATTACCACAACCTTGTTTGTTTACCGACCCTATGTCAGATACACACTGGTTAAAAGCAAGAAAAGGTGCAAATGACGATGGTCTAAGTCCATACTTTTCAGAAACATTTGATGATAACTATAGACAAGTAACATTTAGGTTTGGTACATTGGCATTTAACTCATTAACTGGTTATTTGTTTGGTATGTTCCACCCAGGTGCAGCAGCATTTATTAATAAAGGTTTGATTAATACTTTATTATTTAAATTAGGTCGTTTAGTTGGACATGCTGTTTCTATTATTACATGGCCATTAGCTCTAATTGGTATGTTGGGTAAAGCTAAGAACTTTTTCTTACGTGTACCAACATCTAAATATGCTTATCTAAAACCAAATATGCCATTATACTGGTCATCTGTACAAACTATCTGTAACCACTTCTTAGTAGACTTAGGTTTGATTCACCGTGGTACTGGTAAGGACGAAAATGGTAACGACATGACACTTGGTGAAGATGATATGAAGTGGGACGATAATAATGTTAAAGCCATGAAAGCATTATGGCCTAATACATTCGGCGGTAATGGACACATTAACCAATTCTTAGATGGTGCATTAGGTAAAATTACTGGTTATGAATCAGGCGCACAATTTGACGTATTTGCAGTAGCTACACGTGCACAGCGATTAGCACATGCGCGTTATAAAACATTAGAAGAAATTCAAATGGCCACAGGTACTAAACTAGACCTAAGACAAATGCTCCATACTTCTTATCGTAATAGAAACGGTAGAACCTCTTTCAAACTAGCTGAATACATCTCTAAATGGACTTCCATGTCGGCTGATGGTGGTGGTGCTATGTATAATTCAGATAGACCTGGTGAAAATGGTGAACCACAACAAGATGAAAGGGAAAAAGCAAATAAAAGTGATATTGGTGATACTCCGACTTACGATAGTGTAAGTAATGATGGTTTCTGGAAATTCCTAGAAGAAGAGTTAAGAGAAGGCGGTGCTTTCGTTAGCTTTCGTGTGGATGATACAGGTGCTGTTTCTGAAACATTCTCTAACAACTACAAAACTTCTTCATTAATGGAAAAGATTAACAGTATGTCTTCTACTGGTCGCTCCACTTACTTTGATTTAGCAGGTGGTAATATTGGTGATGACGCGCTGACTAATGCAATTGAATCGGTAGTAGGTGGAATTAAATCTTTTGCTACTGGTGCTATATCTGCTGTAGGATTAGGTGGTCTATTGGTTGCTGGTGGCGGTGGTACAGTGTCTATGCCCAAATACTGGGAATCATCAGAAGCACAATTACCAAAACCAAGTTATTCATTTACATTAAAAGCAAGATACGCAAATCGTCGTTCTGCATTTAATGATGTATATTTTCCATTAGCTTGTATTTTGGCTGCTGCATTGCCTGTATCTGTAGGTAAACACTCTCACTCTAATCCATTGTATTGTGAATTCTACGATAAAGGTAGGATGCAATCTCGCCTAGCTGCAATTGATTCTATCACTATTACACGTGGTGATGGTACAATGGGTTTTACACCAGAAGGTAATTTAATGTCAGTGAATGTTAGCTTCTCTATTACACCGATGGAAGAAATTATCGCTATGCCTATTACAGAAGGTGTCTCTATGACTGAAACCATTGAAAAAATGGTTGGTGGTGGTTTAATTGGTGGTATAGGTGGTGCAGTCGCCGGTGCATTCTTCGGTGCAGCAACCAATCTAGTAAATGGTATCTTTGACGATGATACTCCGTTTATGGATTATATGGCTACATTAGCAGGTATGGGTGTTAATGAACAATATTATCAAAGTACTCGTTTAAAACGTAGATTAGCATTTAACCAATTACAATATGTTTCTAGTTATAGTAGTGCAAGAACAGCAAGTGTCATGGGTAATAGTTTACCTGGGCAAATGCTAGGTGCCCTATTCTTAAAAGATGGTTTAAATGCCTTACTTTGGGATGAGAGAGCAGAACGTTAATATGCGTATACATTACAGTATAGCTTTCGCTATACTGTAATGTAATCTTTATGCGTTATTAATTTTAAATGCATCAGGTGAAATAATAGAAACTGTTTGTTGTCGCTCATTAACGATAAAGTTAGGGAAGTCTTTATTAAGTTCAGTTTTAAAATCACTAATGTTAGTGAATACATTACCTAGTAGTAACAATACTTCATTTTCTTTATCAGTATAATCCAATGACTTTTTAACATGGCTATCTAAAAAGAATCTATCTGCTAAACTTACTTTAGCAATTCTTTTAAAGTCCTCAGAAGCACTCATGAACAAACGAACATTAAATAGTTTTCTAACACCTTCTCTATCTACCCAAAGGTAATTACCATTGTCAAATGCTTCAATTGTACTTAGTACATCATTGAATACATCTTGTTCAGTTCTACCCGTGTTAAATACAGAATTCATACTGAAGTTTTTCAACATCTTTTCAATAGAATCACCTGTAATTTCTTTTAACTTTTGTGGATTAATAGATTTAATCGCTATCTTAGCAGTATCGTAATCACCATATTCAAGTAAGTCATCCATTACAGTAGTAGCAACATCCATGGCAACATTATATTCGTAACCGTCTTTATCACGATGTCCTACTAAGGAATACCAGTTGTCTCGAATAGCAATACCAGCACTACTAAACTCTTTAACAATTGCAGCAGCTGATGCTTTAAATGCCTGAATGTCTTTTATCAAACCAATGTCTTGACCAGTAATTGCTTTACCTAGATTATTCAAACCATTTAAGATATCTAGTTTACCAGAACGAACGTCTTTAACTGTCGTAATAACATCATTACCAATCTTAGCGGCTGCTTGTACCTTATCAAACATGGCAGGGTCTAAGCCAGCTGACTGTAATGCTGCTTTAGCACCAGGTGCTAATGAACCTACCCTATCCATTAGGTTACCATTTTTAAGACCAGTACTAATATCCTTTGCCATCTTAAGGTATTCGTTGATTTTATTTAAACCATTTAAGCCACCTTTAATAGCATCTGTAATAGAAGTCAAAGACATAGTGTTAGTAAACTGATATAAACTATTAACAGTATTACCTAAATTCTGATAAGCATCAATGGTAGCTAACTTAGTATCTAGACTACTATTAAACACCGTCTTTGCATCATCTTTCTTTTTAGTAGATACTTTATTACCTACACCGTTTTTTGTCTTTTTAGACTTATTTCCCTTTTTACCTTTTGGCGGAGCAGGTGTTCTTTTTACTTTAGCCATGTTATTTCCTTTTCTAAAACTAAAAAAATAATTCATAGATTTTATATACTACACTACCCCTATAAAAGAGGTAGCGTAGTATAGTTAGTTAATTGATTATTTACCACGTAATTCGTCAATTACTTTTCCGAGTATTCGGGTATACTGGATATAATTTACTTTAGCATATCCATCATTACCAACATGATAACAACAGTAAGGTAATTTATTTTCTACAGCCATACTGAATAAATCAGGTTTACTCAATAGAGAATACGTAATAAACTCTTTAATTACATAATCTGGTACTTCTGTGGTTTTAACCGTATTTTTACCAGATTCAATTTGTTCTTTTACATATTCATCTAACTTTGTACCTGTCATTAGGCGTACATCGAAATCATCTTTCTCCAGTTTATACCACTCAATAGCAGATTGAATACTGGCAAATGAACCGTAAACAGGATGATAAAATGTACGAGTATAGCTGGGAATCAGCTGTTTCCCAAGCAATGTAATAGCATGTTTATCGATACGGATATGGTCAATACCATCTTTCTTATCCATATCTCGATATGCTTTAAACTCGAGTGTATTTGTTGAGTTGGTCATTTAAGTTAATTCCTTTTTAAATAGTCTATATTATTTAGAATGCTTCTTACGAGTAGCATTCTTTTTGATTTTCTTTACTACTAAAGAATCAGGACAATCTGCCGGATGTTCATGACCACCAGATTCACGATTGTATTCTTCAGTATATTGAGGATGTTCAAATTGGGTTTTACCAATTCCACCGATATGTTGCATATAGGTTTTAACAGTACCGGATTTACGTGCAGCAGTAATTGAAATATCTACCCAATCAAAATCCAATACCAATAGTAATTCACCCAATACTTTAAATGAAATACCATCACGAGAGAACTCTGTCAGTAAACGAGATTTTTCAGATTTTAATTCAGCATCTGAAATACTACTTCCATAGTATCGTTTAACAAACTCTTCGATGAGTTCTTCCATTTGTGGATAAGTGATATTCTCATCCTGCCATTGCATAAAACCTTCTTTACCTTTACCAATGTACATATCACGGATAATCTTCCGTAATAACATGGCACAGATTCCAGGCCAATCATTAGTGACTTCACCTAAACCACCATCTTTAGAATCGGTGATCTTTCGAAATCCACGAAGCATAGTGTCTTCATTATTCATGTTGTTTCCTTTATATAAATAATTATTCTTCAACCTTATTAAATTCGTACAGTGCTTTAGAGCTAACGACAATAACAGACATCAGTACAAATATAATAGGTTTCAGTTTAAAGTAAATCAAAGGACTGTCTTTCTTATCCTTTAATGTTTTTAACAAATTAACCATTTTATCGAAGAAATCGACAATAGTGATTATGTTAGGAGAATACCTTGAATAGTTGGTATTGAGTTTTTCTACTTCTAAAGGTTTTAATTTAAAAGTAGGGTTGTTAAGTTGAGAAGTCAGATAACCAATTGTACTGTTTATCTTTATTAAAGTATCAGCTTTAGTTAGATACTTAATCCCAACTGGTATCTGATTAATATCCGTACCAATGTTATCTGGTAAGATACGTTTGTTATAAGGAGATAACTCTTTATGGTAGTACTCACAAACCTCTATTAGGTTTGTATACATCGTATTAAAATCACCATTAATCTCGATATAAATAGCATCGTTGATAAAGCTTTCGTATTGTTTATTTTTCTCTATTAGAGATTTTAGTTTTCGATTAGCCTTATAATGTTTCCAGATATAGAAGATATCTTTAATTATAGACATAGGGATTCCTTTATATAATTTTATGAATAACTGATTTTCTATTTTTTAGAAATTCATAAGTAAAATAACTGGTGGAGAAGTACACCAATTCCAATATAATAGTATATGTTTAAAACAAATTTAAAAAAGGATAAAACAATGGTTGAAGAAATGATTGAAGATTCACCACCTAAACCAAAACAAGTTACATCAATTCGTATTGATGGTTTTGAAAAAGTAGGTAACACCAGTAAATACGATGAACTGGGTGTGATGGATGAAAACATTAAATTACGTCAACAGTTGACTCGAACCATTTTTGCAAAAGGTGAGGATGTTGCAAATGACCTAGATTTATTAGACATGGCTTTAAAGATGATGGCTGCAAATGATAAAGCAGTGATTGCACAAGCTAGGTTGAAAGTAGATGAAGAATCAAATGCTGTACAACAAGACTTGGTATATGCACTTGTATCTGAAGCAATGAGCCGAAATGAAGAACAGCGAAAAGAGATTAAGGAAATTATCCCTAATTCTGTTGAAACCATGGTGGAAAGAGTAATTGACTTACCTCCTGCGTCTCGTGAAATTACAGACAGTGAACTAGTACGTGGTACTGTTATTCTTACAGAAAAAGAAGTATTAGGTAAATTGAATACATTGCCTGAAGGCGACAATGATAGTATGGATGATTAATCGAATAGAGAGACACTAACTTAGTGTCTCTCTATTTAATCTATATGTTTAAATTTTAGTTTCTTCGATTTCAGAATATTTGGTTACATGAATCTTTTCAACAGTATTGTTTTCAGGTTTACCAGTAGAAACGAACATACCATTTCCAACACCATTTGGATTAGGGTGAACATGATTTTTCAAAGATTCTTTTATATCGACAAATCTTACATCATCAGAATCACCGCGAGTGAATGAAATGCTAGTGTCAAAACCTTTACCTTTAATGGTGCCATTACCTTTAATATATTCTACGTCTTTATCAGAAAGAGTAACAGTATGTTCAGAAGAATGCTCTACATTAGGAGCTTCTTTTAAAACATATCCGCTATCCTTATCACGAAGTGCGTTCAATTCAATTCGCAATTCATCATTCTCTTTTTTCAATACTTCAACCAATTGACGAAGTTCTACCAATTCTTTATTAGTAGATTCACTTAGTTGTTTATAAGCTTTAGTAGACTTAACCAACAAATATTCTTTAGTAGCATGAGATTCTGCGTACTTCAAAATAGTGGATTCAATAAGAGAATAAATATTCAAGCCAGTAATGAAGTTCTCACGCAGTTGAGCCAACATATGTTGTGTAGCAGCACTTACATGAACTTCGTATGTGCTATCATCACAATCGTGAATTGCTGTATTAGCGATAGCAGTTTCTACAGCTTGTTTACCAGGATTTTGTTCAATTTGATCAATCATTTCAGTTTCCTTTTTAACGAATAATTTCAACACCTCTATTGAGGTTGTTAGGTGGTAAAACGATATTGTCTTCTGATAATACACAGAAAGACACATCATTTAAAACGGAATACTCCATAAAATTGTGAGATACAATAAATATTTGGTCTTCAATAAATTCTTCAGATAATTTTTCAATTAGCTTTAAAGCATTCTCTCTATGTTTAGCATCAAATGTCCTACCAAACTCATCTAAGAATATCGGATAACCTGATAAACCTAATGCTTTCATGGCAATCATTTTAAATGCTAAATCAATAATCTCTAAAATACCATCACTACCTAAAGAAATATCTGCTTTTGGTTTTTCACTCAAACCCACAGTCATTGGAAAACGATAAGATAACTCATCATTACTTTCACCATCTGTCATTTTAGCAGGATGGATAATAAGAGGATAAGACCAAATAGATTGAATAAAACCATTCATTCTAGCTAAGAATATCTTAATGTAACCTAATAGACCCTCTGCAATTAAACCATCTTGTGGATTTAATGTATCCACAATAGCAGACCACGATTCAATCTCTTGTTTAATATCTTCGATTTGTTTATTTACCATCTCGATATTCTTTTCACGAGTGATGATTTCAATTTGCTTTTTAGTCAGTATAGCTACTTGATTTCTTTCTTCTGCAATTAAACCAGATACCAAAGTATAAATATCGTATTCAGCTAATTTCATTTGGATATCGTCAATATCATCTAATGCTGTTTGAAGAGAGTCTTTAGCTTCTTCAAATTCATTATAGTAACGAAGAATATCTTCGATAGATTCCAAATGGATAATAATACTTTGTTTCTTTCTTCTCACTTCTTCTAATTGAGATGACATCTTATTCAATTGTTCAGTTAAAAGATAATGTTCTTTTTCATCTACTTGATTTGCATTATCAATAATCTGTTGATAAGAACGAATCTCTTGGTTAAGTTTATCGACTTCAGATGACAAGACTACAAAGTCTTTATAGTTATTATAAAGCTCAGTTGCTTTGTATACTTTACCTAGATAAAGTTTATTACGAATAACATCAACACACCATTGGTTTAACACATTAGATTGATTTCGACAATATTGACTAAAGTCCTTTAAGATAGTATACTTCGTATTTTTATCTACATATTGTTCTTCCAAATCCTTAATAAGGGATGTAATCTTATCAAGGTTATCTTGAACTTCTTCTCGTTTTTTCAAATACAAATCGTATTTCTCTTTATCAAACCCAGGATGAAATTCATGTGAACAATTTGGACAAAGGATTTTAATCTCTTTCTCTTTTTGTTCTAAGTGCTTAATTCTTTCATCGATTCGGTTATATAAAACAGTAAGACTAGATTGCTCTTTCTTAACTGATTCTATCTTATCAACTAATTCACTAATAGAATCACGAGTAATATCTTCATCACCGAATAAACTTAAACGATGAAGTAATTCTAGTACATCTGGATTACCTTGTACCAATACTTCTTTTTGTAAATGTAAATCAGTAATCGGATATTCACACGGAATCGATTCAATTTGCTTTTCTAACTCGTTTTTCTTTTGCGTCAATTCTTCAATCTTAATACGAGTAGACTCTAATTCAGAATGAGAAGTAATCTTTACCTGACTAATCTTATTTTCCATTTGACTGTATTCTTTAATCAAATGACTGTATAATAATTCAGTGGCTTCTAATTCTTTTTCTAAAGAAAGTTTACGCTGAATAATCTCTTCTTTATACTCTGGTGTTAATTCCTTATTAGAGATATCTGTAATAGATTTTACCAGTCTTCTGTTTAATGGCTCTACCTTATTAACTAAAGAAGATAAGTTATTTTCCAAATCAATATTGTAATTAGGATTAGCAAAAGCATCCTTATAACCAATAATCTTATTGAGTTCTTCAATCTTAAGATTGTGTTCGTTAATAGAAGCATTAATGTTTGCTAATTCATTTTCTTCCACATTAGTAGAAGTTAATTGAATCTGGTGTTGAGTCATTTTCTTCAAAGCACCAGTAGCATCACGTAGCTTATCTTTTGCTTTATTGAATGTATTAATGGCAAATGTGTAATCAGAATCACACAACATAGTAAACCATTCTTTTCTCTTTACAGGAGACATTTGCGTAAACTTCTCTTTACCTGTTAAGAGTAAATGGATTTTATCGGTATAGTTAAAGTAATCTTTAATCAGTTGTTTCTGCATAGTCGCAGTACCACCGATATTCAATTCTTCATTTAATCCTTCATCTACGAATGAGTGTTTGTTAATACTAAAATCAGAAGTCAAACAATAAATACGATTATTGTGTTCTACCCTAATCTTCTTATACCCGTCTTTACTAAAGTCACTCTTATCAGCTAACATTGGACTTAGGTAATGTAATAGACTAGACTTACCACTACCATTACTACCAATAACAGCCATGATACTGGTTTCAGGAGTAATGGTAATCTTTTTAATACCACTTAATTCTAATCGAATAGCACCTTTTAATTCTAGCGATAATATTTTCACGGTTATTATCCTTTTAATAAGACATAATTGTTCAAAAATATGAAAGGTTACAATATATTAATAAAAGGAAAGTATAATGGATAACTTAAATAACCTTGTACCATACTCAAGGGGTATAGCAGCCATTAACTTAGAGATAAATACAGACATATTGACTGTATGGCCTAAGAGCGTGCTACCTATGGTAGATGGTGAATTACACGATGTTATAGAAGAATATACGTCAGAGTATACCGATAGCTATGGTAATAAGATATCTGTTGGTGTACGTACCAGTAATACCATTGTTGCTAAGTGGTTATGTCGTGACCCAAACATGATGGTACCACCTAATATTAGACGTGGTGCAGAAGTACAAATATACCGTGAAGCCAATACAGATTACTTCTATTGGGAAACTGTTTCTAATTCTAAAAACTATCAGAAGTTAGAAACCAGAATTATGGGCTTCTCTAATACTCAAAATGAGAACGAGAAACCTACTCCAGAGAATACATGGACACAAGGTATCTCTACCCATGAGAAGAAAGTCAATGTATTACATACGACTAAATCAGATGGTGAAAAATGGGCTTATGATGTCAATGTAGATGTTAAACAAGGTTTAGTTAACATTATGGATGACATTGGTAATCTGATTAAGATAGATTCAGGAAATGGTATTATTCGATTACAGACAGCACAAGGTGCTTATATCGAAATCAATAAACGTGATATTACCATTAGCTGTGATAATTTAACCTCTAATGTATCTCAAGTGACACAAGTCAACACAATGCAAATGCAGAATAATGCTACTGCTAATATTGCTACAGTGACACCAATTCAAACCCATACTGGTAACTTAACGGTAGCAGGTGGTATCAGTGCAGGGCCTGGGGGTGACGGCAGCGGCTTTGAAATGCGTGGTGATATTAGACATATTGGTACGATGACTACCGAAGGCGACCACATTATTGATGGTAAATCCTTTAATGGTCACCGACACAGCGAAACACAATCTGTTACTTCTCCTCCAATTGGATAAACATAATAACTATATTACACTAAGCACCA